TATCCAGGTTATCTAACCTTGTATCCGCAGTCGTTAAAGAAGACGCTATCATTGAAAAATTGCTGTTTAATTTATCTCCATAACTCCGAGTCCTGTCCACAGCTCCAGTAGTTGGTAAAATCAAACCAACCCCGCTCGTCGTTTGATCGGCGTAAAGTTGTCCTATGAATAGAATTGGCATAAGATAAAATAAGCGTTTCATCGGTTCTCCTTTCCTAACTGATTTAAAATTGTTCCTAATCCAAGTCCGATTCCTGTGCGTTCATTAACCGGTAGACTTCCGCGATATTGTGATCTGGCCGCTCTAAGAACCGTCGCCTCCTTAAATCCACCTTTTATGGCAGTTCCAATGGCTTTTTCACTCTTTGCTATCGTCGGAGCCAATGAATCAATAAGCCTCAAAGCAAATCCCTGCTCTGAATTCAATTTCCGAATGGCAGGTACTATTTCAGCTATTTTTTCTCTCAATGCTCTTGCCAAAGCTTGCTCACCCTGAATTATAGCCGTTGGATTTTCTTTGACGTAATTAATATCACCTATGTTTCTATATAAAGCTCTTTTTATTCTGTTTGCAGTCATAACAGTCATTGTACCAGGATGATTTGCCTCAAACATTCTTTTTAAATTTAGCAATTTATTCACATCGCTTTCATTCACTCCTGAAATTTTATATTCATTCACAAGATCATCTAAAACACCTGAAATTTCATCTTTTTTTATAGTGTTGTGCCCTGATAAAATTTCCTCTTTAGCTGTTTTTGAAAGCTCATCTTGAATTTGATTTTCTAAGACTTCCCTTTCATTTAACGCTTTATTTAAAACCTTCCTTCTTGAACCTTCATATTTTGGATTTTTAAGCAGTTCTTCACCCAAAGAAGCTCCTTTTGTTTTAACCCTTTTTGTCATAACTTTTATTGATTCCGGAGCATATTCTTCTGCGATTGATTTGGCGATCTGTTTTCTTTTCGCCAGAAACGGCAATCCCGCAACTGACAACATCTCCCCGCCAGCGGCGGCAGAAAACTCAGAAGGAGTAAAAGGCGCGGCTTCAATTCCAGTTTGAATGATCTTTTTACCTATCTGCCTGCCTAATTCTGCCGCCACTTGAAAATTTGGATTTTGAAATTGTGGGATAGGTATTTTTTCTATTCCACGCCCTATAACATCGGAAGCCGCTCCTTTTACCTCAGTTCCTGCCTGCTCCAATGTCCTTAAACCTGATGGATCAAAAGGCACAATATCGGCAGTTCTTAAAGTATCAGAGCCTTGAGTTATTCCACTTATTCTCCTTGTCGTTTTTTCTGCCGCTTCTTCAATATCAGAAAAGGGATTCAAAACGTTTAACAATTTAGAGGCAAACTCTGCCGGTTTCTTTCGATATTCGCTTATTTTTTCGATCGTAGTCTTTTCTTTAGGTTCAATCGGAATATCATCAAACATCCCCAAAGTTACAGCAGATTCAGAATTTTCCTGTGGTATATCGTCAAATAATCCCATTATTTTTTACCCAGTTCAGATATAAGCTTTTGTCTTCTTTTATTTACTAGAATAGGGTTTTTACCTTCCTTAATAGCTTCGTCTGCCTCTTGATTTATTTGCGCCATTTCTTCCTGTACTGATCTTTGAGGAGCGAAAGAAGTTGGCTGAGTTTTAAATAAAGATTTGGGAATACCCAACTGTTCAAAACCCGATACATCGTAGCCAGATTTTCCCAATGCTATTCTGTCGCTTTCGTATTTATCTGCGAGTATTTTTTGAACGATCTTTAATTTGTTTTGAGCAACATCGTATGTATCGCTAAGCATTGGGAACATATGCCTGTATTTTTCCTCGTCCTCTTTTCTCAAGACTCCACCTTCCATAAATCTACCGAACGCTTGAGAAGAAGCCCTCATCTGAGCGTCAACAGTTTGGGATTGAGTGTCATAGGGATTGTTCTGTCCAACCCTACCCCTTACTGGCCCAAATAGACTCTTGTTGTTGATAACAGCACTTTCAACGTCTGGGAGTGTAAGATATGCCTTTTTGCCTTCATTCAAGGCCATGATAGAAGGGGCTGTCATGGTCTTGCCTTCTAGTAGTGGTTTTTCGGGATCGGGTAGTATGATAGTTCCCTTCGCAACACTTCCGGATTTCTTTGCTTCGGCTCTTGTCGTGACAGGTTGCGGAGCATTTGCGGCGGCGGCGGCATTAAACCTTGAAGCTACCGTCAAAGCCGTGGCGTTACTAACGGGACCAATCCATGACTCATTTGGAGTATCGGAAATAGCCCCATTTAGCGGATTGACATACTTTCCCTGTCCGGCAAGACTCGCCGTAGCCAAATTCTTCTTAGTTTCAGATTGAGTCTTTTCCAGTTCAGCTTGATTCTTCCATTGCGCCGTTGTGTCAGCGGCGTATTGTCTTCCAACATCACCTAATTTACCGACGGAAGAAAAAGTCTGATTGATCTTGTCAATATCCCTCTGCCCTTGAGGTTGACCGCCTGCCTTCAAATACGCTAGTTCTCGGATTAAATCTGAAAGAGCCATTGTAATCACCTCGTCTTTTTCTTAAATGAACTGCCGATGCCTTTCCCCATGCTTGCCAACCCGCCGGCTCCAGCTCCGAGTCCTCCAAGCGCGGCTAACCCGCCAAAACCAGTATTGATATAATCCAACGTTCCCGGCTTATTGGCTTCTGCTTGTGCTCTCCCAATTTGATCGGCAATGGAAAGCTCCTGTCTTTGAAGTTGGTTGGCAATGTCCTGTTGCTCTTGTCCAGACCTGAATTGCCTATTTTGAAGCCCTAATTGACGCGCAAACTGGCTTTCCTGACGGCCTCCTGCTCTTTCGGCTTGCAATATGCTTTCTATGGTCCCGGCAATGCCTAACTCGCCTTGAGCCCGATTAGCGGCTAATTGTCCCAATCCTTGAGTCATAGCGGCTCTCTCAGCGTCGTCTAATCGCGCCATAGTAGCTATCGAAGCCGGAGATCGTAGACGCCCCAGGGCGGCCTCCTCTGAAGCCAATCTTTCTCTCTGGGGTATGAAAGAAGCCCTGATCCGCTCACCTAAGCTCCTTTCCAACTCGGGATAAATAGCGTCAAGTCTTTTCCTTAACTCCTGCTCCCGCGCGTCAATCCCTCCCTGTGCGCCAACACCTTCGACTTGGAGCGGATTGGCCTGCAAATAACCGCTTACCGCTTGATTGGCCTGAGCTATTTGATTGGTTCCTTGCAAAACACCTGCCGCATATCCAGGGGTCAAATTCTCCGCTAAAAACGCTTCGGTTTCTTCCGTCGTGGGAGGTCTTTTATTGGCTTTCTGAAATCCGGCATTGAATGTCTGGATAAGAGTAGCCGTCCCTGACCTTACCGGATCAAGATTGATCGCTCCAAGTTGACCCAAATTCTCAGCAAACGCCTTCTGATAAATAGGAAGATAGGCATTTAAATCAATTTCTCTAGCCGGCGGTTTATAACCAGGAGCAGATTTGGCTTTTTCTAAGGCCGCTTGCGCCTGCTGTGCTTGCGCCTGCTGTTCAGCGGCGGCGTACTCATTTCTTTGTGCTAGCGATAGTGCCATATCATCCTCCTAAAAAGTAGACATTTTAACGAAATATCTTGCGTTCCCATATCTTGTAACAAATTTTAAATCCCCAGTGTTCATCAGTAAAACTTCCTGTTCTCGAATTTCATTGATTTCAGGAGAACTTATTTCAATACGGAATTGCCTGCTTTGAACAAGATCAAATAAAGTTCTGATGTTTGGGTCTTGCCCGGGGTTTTGGATTGGGGTCATCGCAATGATGCACATAAATCCAATCCCTGAAACTAGCCCGATAACAAAATCTCTACTCACGGCAATATCTCCGTCGGAGTGTAAAGAACAGAAAAAGAGTTAATCTTCAAATCCGTACTTTCAGAATTGGAGAATTTGTACTGGAAATAAAATCCAGACTGTTTAAGTCCATAAAGAGATTTTAAAATCCTTCCTGTTCCGTTTATACTGAAAGCGATATCAGTGAAAGCCGCGCCGTCATTTGAATAGGAAACGGTTAAATTCGCGCTTGTTTCTCTGTCGCAATTTATAAATAAAGCAGATTGTTTCTTTCTAAAAAATGTCTCCCCGAAATCCATTTGAGGAGTCTTGTAATAGGCTTCAAAGACAGTCCCATTATAAGTCAACCCATCGTCAAGTTTATAGAAATCACCGGTCGACCCAGATCCGCCGTATAATGTTTCGTTGGCATCGTTTACAATTGCCTTGATATTGATACCGTCAAACAAAGTAAAAGCGTATGGATTCCTTGAAGATGATTTTGATTTAACGTAAATAAAATTAGAGTCCACGGTCGTCTGAGTTGATACTGCAAACCATAAGCGATTTTTCCAAAATTCCCCCAGCGGCCTCGCGTCTCCAATACCGCCCTCATTGTGGTTTATAACCACATTATCTATTTCAGACGTACCCGTCATGGTAGAAGCCCATTGAATGCGGGTATAAGCCGCTGTCGCGCCAATAACCAATCCTGGAGTAACCGCAATCCACGGATAGGTTGTGATATTCACCGCCGAAGTAGCCGCCCTATAAAAATAATCAACGTCTCCATCCCCAATGTCTCTCTCGGATTGAAACGTCCCCCATGACGTAATCGTCGCTATCGTTGCGACGTTGGAAATGAATTGACTTGTTGTGTTGGCACTAAGTGATATGGTATGAGAAGCATAAAAAATAATTCTCGTACAAGTTGGAGGGCTCCACCCGCCTATAATTGTAAAGCTCGACAACCTTATATCGTCGGAAGTGAATGAATTGTTGGCATCTGAAACATTAAAAGTGCTAAAGCTAACAGTCTGGGAAGCCGGAACGGAAATCGTCCCTCCGGCAATAATAAATCCCGTCCTCTCGTTTCTAACTTTCAAATAAGCATTTCTGTTGCCTGATCCGCCGCATCCTTCCAAACTTGTTGTCATGGAAATTCTACTAACATGCCATGTTGCGTTTGCCTGGAATAATTCCGGTATCGTTCTTATATCCTGCTCCTGGGTTGGTGTAAAAATACCAGTTTCATTGCCATCTGTATCCGTAGCTTCCGCGTCTGGAATAAGCGTCAAAAGACCAGATGCCGTAGTTGTGGTTCCGTCAAAACTCCCACCAGTGGCAAACTCCGTTCTTGTATCCCACGTATCCCCGATTATCTTTGCTAGATTATTTACGACGGAATCCATGTCCGGCTGTATTTTGTCGGATATTCTTTTAACGTTCCTTCCATCGTACGCATAGAACCCTGGAGGAGACCCGAAAAAATAAACGATGTCCTGGTCGAATACAACCGATTCATCAGAAACAACCCCCACCCCTGGATTGGTAGGCACGACATTGTAAGTATAGACATCATCCCCGAAAAGCGTATAAATAGACCGTTCCTTTCCAAGTTGGAGCTGTCCTGCCTGCTTCCACATAGCAGACCCAGACTGACCGTCTCCCTGGCCAACATTTCGACCGTTCGTCTCCGGCCATGCCAGAAAACTGTCAGGCGCAATATTAACGGCGTTGGTGTCCACCAGAGAAGAAAATCTAAGATTAGAAGCTCCCCCCTCCCCATTCCAAAGGAAAGCCCTCTCCTGAAACGACTCTCCGAATTTTGATATGGGAACGTCAGGCGTTCCGGAAGTCCCATCCAACGTCTGCGCCGTGGTTCCATCCCATGTAAATACAGCGTCAACTCCATTCGTACACCAGACCTTGTTCCTCAACTGAAAAAAATCCGGCACTGTGGTTCCACTTAATCCAGACCTTATGAGAGTAAAAGTAATAAAATCAGTGGTTGTTAAAACGCGGCTTGAATCCGTAACGATGAACTCCTTGCTCCCGTTTTCTTTGTTGAATATGAAAAACTTTGTTACTTTATCAAGAGTCGGAGTGCTTCCAACAAGAGTAAATCCTTTTGATTTTTCCAGTCTATCATTGTCTATGTAATAATTCCTGATGTCTGGAGTTTCGGTTATGTCTATCTTCGACGCGGGCGCGCTCGTATTTAAACCGCCTGAAAAATCGGTTAAAACAACGGGTATCGATATTGTAGGGAGCGGCTCGGAAAATAGAGGCGAAACAATCATAATCGTAAATATAAAACTAAGAGCCTTCAAAATGTTTGATACCTCCAAACTCACCTTCTCCAAACGGAATCCCGCTTTCCATATCGTCAAAACCATACTCACCACTGGTCAAATTATCTCCCTGCCATGCGCTCGTGGCGTTACTAATAGGGATAAAAGGATTATCCCTGTTCTTAACTGCGGTTTGAGTGCTTTTAGGTATCATATTATCACCCCAAAGTAAGATCGGCCAATCCGTTATTTGCCCTCATTTTACTTATCTACTGATTTCCCTTTTGAGCATTGGCAATCTCAAGTTTTATAGCGTCCCATTTCGCTTTAAACTTCTCGTCCTGCAAAAGACCCGGGTTATCCCTGTTCTTAACTGCGGTTTGAGTGCTTTTAGGTATCATATTATCACCCCAAAGTAAGATCGGCCAATCCGTTATTTGCCCTCATTTGACCGTCGTAATCTCCCCATTGCCAGCTTTTTTCTTCAAATCCATCCAGCAAAGGAGGCTTCAATAAGTCGATTTTTTTAATGAGCATATCCAGCATTGAAGTCGCTAATGTCGGATTTTTCAACTTCCCCATGTAACAAAGATGCCCAACGTACAGTTTTAACTCATCATGGTAAATATCCGGTAAGTCTGGATAATCGCCATCGGCGGCTAAAGCCGCAGGATAGTAAACGTACCCCAGGTATATCTTTTTACCGGAAGCGGAATTGTCGGTGTCTGGCGTGGGATGCACCAGGATCGTTTTCCGGTCAAGAAGAATTATTCTACTTGGTTTGCCGCGCGAGGATGTCGTGGCGTCCAGCCATCCAGGTACGACCTCTTTTAATTGGGATTCGTCAAGTATGGTCAACGGCGTCATGTCTCTGGCAATGCTAACGTCTCCAAAATACGCCGTCCTGATCTTCAACGTGTCTGACAGCAGCGGGTAAGAAGGCACTCCAACCTCTGCCTGATAGGACACCTGATCCCTCGGCCATTCTATCCTGGCGGCGATGAATTGAAGACCCTCGTTGTTGAATCCCCTCAATTCCGCGTCTGTGAAATCGGAAAAGGCAGGATCGGGCTGGCTTATTAAAACCCTATCCTGAGCGATAAGTTGTTGGAGTGTTTTTTTCATTTTCCATTCTTAACTTTATCTTTTTCTGCCTTTGCGTAATTCTCGACAACTTCATCAAGTTTCTTCTCCGCCAGATACTTGGCTTGATTGGCCTTTTCCACCGTCATGGCGGCTATCGCCTCCTTTTTATGGGCTTCGGCTAGCTTCTCCCTAACCAGATGACGTATTTGATCGGCCTCCATTTGCGCTTTTGAGATAATTCCTTCTGACTGTTTTTTCAAGTCAAGATTGTATTTCTCGATCTCCTGAGTCTGCCTAATTAAATCCTGATGCTTTTGAGAGATCGCTGAAATGTCGTCTTTCAGCATTCTGTAACTGACATTTTCCGACGACGCCCATTCGGTTACCTGTCTGCACAATACCATCAATTGCTTCAAAACTTCTGTAATTTCTTCCGGTCTTGCCATTTTACGCCTCCTTTAATATGACGGCCACTTCTCAGAAATTTTATTATTTTCCCCTTTACGACCCAAATAATAACATCCGCTCTCAGGGTGTTTGTATGGCAGAATAACTCTCCTGTCCATCTCCCTCAACCTGGATTTTTCCACCATTCCGTAACCTTTCAGAAAAACCATTTCGATGATCTTTGAAACACCGATTTTTTTATCGGAAACGCACGAATCGCAGAAAGTCCTTGTATATTTTCTGCCGTCGTTCTTTTCCACTTTTCCGCACGTCTTACAGTTTGTCATAAAATTGTGGGGGATTCTTTAGACACGATCCCCCGGAAAGTGTTTACAAATTACTGGTCAGGGTACTTAGTGTAGAGTACGCTCAACAGGTATAAAGTATTGACCTGGTATTTAAACACCAGTCCATTCTTTACCCTGAGAGGGTACTTCAATCCAATAACATTACCTGGATAAACTGTGCCAGGTGATGTAACAGCCTGAGTGCTGTTATAGATACGGGCTATTGGAATGAAAGTGCTCGATTGGGGATAATCACCAATCCCGCCGTCGAGTCCAACAGTTGTTGAGCTGGAATCAAAGACGTCGACATATTCATTCAAGGCCGTTGGCGTCGTCATATTAACGCCATGAAATACTCCTTCGCCAATGAACGCAAGTTTTAAGGATGCGCTCAATGACAACGTACTCACGTCAACACCGCCGTAGTCTGCGCTCGCAAGGGCTTGACTTGGGCCGTAGGGAGTGTTCCTCTTATCCCCTGCCTCCGCCTTCCCAAACATCAAGCACATAACGGCGGCAACCAGAATGTATTTCTTCATTTCAGTTACCTCCTTTTATGTGGCTTTGATGTTACACACGACGCCGTGATCCGTTCTGGGAACAGCGACACCGATGAGAGAATGGACAACAGCAACCTTTGAGAGGTTGTTAGCCGCAACTCGGCTGGCCTGTTCAAGCTCATTCTCGATCTGCATTGCGATAGCAAGAGCTTGTTTGTGCAACAGCAAGCCCTTACGCACGTCTCCTACGGTTGTTACTAGCGTTGACTCATGCGCTGGAGCTCCCAGTATGGTTGGTCTGAAGTCCGTCATGTTGGCGTTCTTCGATTGTCCAGTACTGTAAGCCGCCGTCAGTTCCGTTTTGGAAAACCATCCGTTGTAAAAAGCAACGGGAGGCAGGAACCAATTAAGAGAGTCTTTCGGAATGTTGGCGTCGGAAATGCGAAGCATCGCGATCCTCGCCATTCCATCATCGAAAGTTCCTCCAGTGGTCGCATCTCCGACAGCAGTCAAAGTCAGGCTTCCATGAAGCGCAAACAAGTCAGTGTCGTAACGCACACCCATAGCTTTCCCAGCGGCCTTCCCCAGCCTTTCGGTGGGTTGCCAGAAAGACTGAGCTTCAGCCTGTCTGTCAATTTCAGCCGCAACGTAAATCCAAGTATTCAACGTGAGATTGACCTGAGACGGAGCGTCGTTGGTAGGCGTGAAAGCCCCGCCAACTGACACCGTTCCGGCCGTGAAAGTAGGCTCGATCTCGATTGAAACCCGAAGTCCGTTTTCTTTCACAAGTTGCGATTTATTCAAGACCTTCGGAAAGAGTACGCCAGCGGCGTAACGAGCTTCCAGAACGTCCATATCGAACTTGTTGGGTATGGTGATGTTGTTTAATGTAGCGTTTGTATATACAGCCATATTATTTACCTTTTTACTTCTTTATTGATTTCCCTTTTGAGCATTGGCAATCTCAAGCTTTAAAGCGTCCCATTTTGATTTAAACTTCTCGTCCTGCAAAAGACCAGGGTTATCACCCAACTGCTTGGTCATCTGCTGGTATTGGGATGCTATCTCGTCAGTGGAAAGAGTCTTAGACCCACCCACGGGTTGAGATGTGGAAGTAGATTCCATTTGGGCTTTTTTCGGAGCGTTGGGATTTTTAGCAGGCTCAGGGTATCGCTTTGCGTATTCCTGCAAAGCTAACTTCGCGGCCTGTTTCGGATAAGTTACACTTAACTTATCCAAACTGAAACCCTCATCTTCTTCATAGAGGATTTCTTCCATCCTTTCAGCTCGTACTTTGTCCTTCTGGATTCTTTCTTTCAGCGTTTCTCTTGGATTGTCCGTTTTAGGGAAAATCAATTCCAACGCTTCTTGTCCATTCCGTTCAGTCTCGATCTTCTGTTCACGATTCTTCAGGGCTTCTGGAAGGCCTTTTTCGAGAAGTTCTTTTGACAGTTCTTCTCTTATAGTCTTTTCCCTCTCCGTCATATATTGCAACGGATTGCCCCAAAACTTATCGTTATCAAATTCCTGAGACTTCGGCTTTTCCACGGAGGGTGTTTCCTTAGTTTTTATAGCCTCGATCGTTTTCTGGATTTCAAGCATTTGATTTCTCAAACCTTGAAGCTCCTTCCTCTGACGGTAATGGTCAGACGGTCTCGGCCTCTCTGTGGTTAAACTTGAAGTAGGTTGTTCCTTGCTATCGACCTTAGCAGGAGTAGTTTCTTGCGGCTGAACTTCCTCTTTCGGGGTTGGCTCAGTCGCCTGCGATGTGCTTTCAGGCACAACTCCCTCAACTACGGGGGAGGTAAACGTCTGCGTCTCTGTTTGTAGCATTGTCGCTCCTTTACTTCACAGCCGCTATCACGGCCTCGGGTTGATTGATAGTCACCCCGGAAATCTGTTCCTTCGGGTCTTCTATTTCCTTGAAATCGGGCATTGTTCCGTCTACTTCCCAATACTTGCCATTGTCAAGATGATGTCTTTTCTTGGTTTTCATATCATCCCACGCGTAAACGTACCGGCCGGCGTGGCCAAGCTTTTGGGATGTGTCGCACCAGACTTTAAATCCTAACTTTCGCGCTCTCTCGGTAAATGCCCAGTCTTCTGACAAATAAATCCAGTTGCCATTCTCTAATTGCGCTTCTTCCGGCTTGAAAAACGGGTAAAATTTGGCGTCATGAATGTGGCATTTATGGACGATCTCTTTATCCGCCATCTCCTGTAAAACCCATCTTTGAATTGCCATGCATCCGGTGGAAATCATCCTTACCTCGCAAATCGCTCCCTCTCTTTCCCCGAAAGGAATCACCGGAGCCTCGTCAAGCAGCTTGATAGCAAAGTGGGTCTTTTCGGGCTGTTTCTTAACGTATGGCGCGCCGCATATGTCGAGTTTCTCTTTCCACATCACTTGAAGCATGGCTCCGATCTTTTTTGGATCGAAAATAATGTCATCGTCAATGAAAAGAAGAATGTCGAAATCGCTTTCAAGGAACCTTGAGGCTACTATGCTCCTTGACCGGTCAATCAAAGCATCTCCGCTTCTAAACTTCACCACTATCCTGGGATTTTTACAGAAAAGCAGAGGAATAAGGCTTTCCCACGTATCAGGGTCTACACCCCGATGAACGCACGGAACCACAAGAACGGAAAAGTCATATTCCTTTTTTATGTCTTTAGGAATGATCTTTTCCCGATTCAAATGAAGGATATTCAAAAGCTCCTGCCTCATTTTTATCTCTCTCTGTAAGAGAACCCGGAATTCGGATTGCTTTGTCCTCTAGGCATGGCAACTATGCCACTTGCAAAAAACACGTCAAACTGAGGATATTGCCATGTTCTTGAATTGTCGATTGAAAACATCAAAGGCGCAAGATATGCCACCGTCGTCAGTCTACTATCGTAAAAGTCAATCCACGAATTAGCCACTGGCGAACTTATCCAAGCCGTATGGAAGACACTGGCATAAGTGCTTATGACCGCCGCCCACGTTGAAACATACAAGAGCGTCATTTGAGTGGAACGATAAACGCCCTGCGAACTATAAGACGGACTCGGAGTGTTCATCCACTCTTCGCGGGTCGGAGGCCATCCGGCATAGACCTCAGAAACAGCGAGACATAAAATCAGACTTAAAATTAAACGCTTCATTTGTTCCTCCCGATCATAATGGCAAGTCCTCCATCCCGATCTTTGCCCATGTCTTCATCCATGCCTTCCGGCTTTTCTTCTTCGTCAATCACCGACTTCAAATCAATCAAATCGGCTTTCAACTCTCCCAAAGTTTCCGACGTTGCCATCTTCGGGTCTTGAATGTACGACTCAACCTTTGAAATAATATCATCCAAAGGAGACGCTTCCGGCGCTTCCATCATTTCATCCTTCATTGATTTCCTCCTTTGCCTTCGTTTCCACGTCTTCAACAAAAATCCTCGCGTTCTCAACTAAAGTCTCAGGAATGGAAACGCAATTATCGTATCCCTTTAATTGAGCAATTCTTTTGGACGTTTTTTCCTCGTCTATGCATTCCTTCGCGGATTCGATCACGGCTTCCCGTCCAATGTCAAGATAATCCTGTAAAATCTTCCATCCTTCCATGTTCACAACAGCGGCGATCTTTCTGACGTTGTTTAAATCAACGTCGTTTTCTACCTGAAACCTTACGTCTCCTTTCTTCTTATCTACAAAAATCTTCATGCGTATACCGGAGATATTGGGCTCGTAGGCACTTCTCCGACAGGAGTCGTTATCCCGCCTCCCTGGCCTGCGCTTGCGGCCTCGCCTTCGACTTCATTGCCAAGCAGTTGAGGATTGGCTCCAATCCTCTCCATCCTGCGCATACGCGAAGCCAAAAAATCTCCCATCGGCTGAGCTTCATTCAAAAGACGCGGATTCATTCCCATAGCTCTTAAAAGTTCCTCGAAAAGAGGCCTCACGATATTGATCGACTCTGGAATGTCATTCCTGATGCTCGTGGCCATCTGCAAAGTCTCTAAAATCTTTTGAAGCCTCTCAGGTCTGAAGTCTTTATCAGTCGTTACTTTTATCTCGAATCCAATGTTCCTCGGGAGGACGTTCTTATTAACCCGCCGCGGCATCGGTTCCCCTGTAACGGAAACCCAAATGTCTTCATCCAAATTATCAAGATTGTTGATATGCATCTGCTCCAAATGATCCCTGATAAGAATCTCAGCCATGATCTCGGCGTAAACGCTCGCCGCCCTGATAGCCTCAGTCTGGGTTATAGATGACTCCGTGGCCGTGGCCTTCGTTAGAACGGCTTGAAGATTGGAGCTGGCTCCGGTGTTGCTCCTGAATTCCTCCCTCTTGCCTGCCATCACGGCCAAAGCCTGGACAATGGCGTTTAAATCAGGCCTTATGGGTTCGAGTTGATTGATATCGTCTAACTCTACGATGTTCCAGGGTTTGATCGTCAACTGACTCGACTTGAGTCCAGCGTACCTCCCAACTTTCCACATCATGTATTGAGAAAACTTCAAAACGTCGTCAGCCCTCGAACCGACAGTATCAAGCTCAGCCTGACCTTTCTGACCGATCTTCCCGACTCCGTAACCCAAAGGCTCTAGCTCCAGGTTCTTCCATGTGCAAGTTTTAAATTTCGATCTCCACGTTCCGTACTGCGTAACGTGAAACTTCACAATAGGGTCTCCGTCTAGTATTCCAACAGTAAAATCATAATCCTGGGGGTCGTCCGTTCTGTTCTCAGACTCCCAATACTTTTGAACGACCTCATTGTCAGTATCTATCTTTCCGTGGTAACTGATTAACTCTCGAATGTTGTTGTCCAAATTCGCATATCCCGCCCTCTGCATCCTCGTCCTGATCCGGTTCAAAACGTCCGTTCCCGTGGTCACTGAATTCACGGAATTCTTTGAAGAATCTTTATACTCCGACAACTTCTTTTCTATCGCGCTCTTGTCCCATACGGAAGAGTCGTTCTTCGCCCACTGCCTCAGTCTCCAAATCGTCGGATAGTCAACCGACCCCATGAAATCGCTCATCTCCAAATCAGGAACCATCGTATCGAAAAACATTTGAATGATAGACCTCATCTGAAACCCGGTTCCTTCAAAGTACGTCTGTCCATCCACGTTCAAACGCCTCACCCACGGCTCTTCAAAAATCAACGTCCCGAAAAGCCCCAAAGACCTGAGTGAATTTAAGAGGTTCTTCTTAAAATGAGTCTTCCTGAGCTGATGAAGCAAAGTCTCTTCGACCATGTAAAGATCACTCTCCGTCAATTCCCTGCCTGACGGATCGAGCCCGCTTTTAACGGAATCGAAAAATCTGTCCTGGGCTGTCATCATTCTAAACCACAGCGTCGCCATCGTCTCTGTAGCTCTGTGAGTCTCCCCTGACTTCGTGTTCGACAATCCCTTCGGCCTGGGCCCGGATTTCGGCTGTATCCTCCAGCTCTGCTCGAACTCCTCATACTCGCCGTAGAATTTGACCAGATCGTTCTCGCAGGCCTTCTGCTTATCCATCACCTCATCCCGAATCTTCTCCAAATGCAAAGTATTCTGTTCGGATAAAATGAAAGGCTCGGGAATAATAATGGAAGGCATGCCGGGAATAACCGGCGTCTCGGATATTGCCTGTAGGGGATTAGAAAATTGGTCGAGTAAGTCCATTTTTATATCATGTAATCTTGCTCAAATTTTTTCAGACGCTTCATTTCAGACTTTAAAAACCGCTCTCTTTCTTTATATTCCTTCCTTAACTGAATTCTATGGCCCAATACCTCAAACTTTCTAGCGTAATTAGGATAATTTTTAAGCGCAACCGTAGGATATGCCATTGTCATGCCACCTCACTAAGTTCCCACTGCATATTTTTTGACTCAGTATTTCTTTTTGGAAATAATCCGTCATCGTTCAAATTGATCTCGTCTCCAATAACTTGCGGTCTGGAAATAACCTGCTCATGATCAAAGACGTTCATTCCATTTATATAATCGTGAATCCTCAAAATAAGATACCTCGCGCAATCTGTTGTGTCATCACCCTCTTTATCTCCCCTCTGCACGTTTTTTAAAGCGTAAATCAACTCCTTGCACTTCGGGCTGATCTTCACCATGCCTTTCTTTAAAAACATCTTCGCCACGTCGTAACCCCTGTCGCGGTTGTCGGCTGGTATGCACGTTACGCCATTGCGGGCAAACTCTACGGAATCACTCCTGCCCGTTTGAGAGTTCCTCTTGGCCGTGGAAGGATCAATAACAGTCCAGTCAATCGGAGTCCGGCCGGTGATCTGCTTAATCATCGCGCAACTCTCCGCTATCACTAGCCCGCTCTTGACAAATTCATCGTAAAAATAAATCGTCTTCGTGAGAATATCCAGCTTCGCCCACAAACATACCGTAGGATGGGCAATTCCCCAGTCTATAACCCTGAAAGCAGGGAGTGCGTCTTTGCCCTGATACTCTCCCATGTTCTTCTCAGAATCAAACTCCCCATACAACTGGCCGGCATACTCGGATTCCTGAGCCATATACTCAAGATTCCACGTGTCATCAGGAGTGTTCTCCTTCAACTTCTCTATCTCCTCGCGGTTTAATGTCGGATTATCGTAAATCGTGTAAAAATGCGCCGCCCAATCCTTGTCCCCAGCTTCCTGCTTCCTCCTGGCTTCCGCGTGAAAGTTGGTAAACCAATTCCTCCCCGTTTTGTTCGGGCTGGATATAAAATCAGCCGTCCCAGGCTCACTGCCTCCAGACCCCAACAACTGCCCTGATATGATCCCAGACCATACATACTCCTTCTGGTAGGCGGCCTCATCCAAAACAACATGGTCAAGCTTTGGCCCGCGCAACGAATCCTCATTATCAGCCCCAATCAATTGAATCCTGGTTCCATTGTGAAGCTCTTTGAAAAGCTCATTCTCAATCGAACGATTTACAATATGCTTCGGCAACATCCAATTCAATTCCCACCAGGCTATATTCTTGGCTTGCTTGTAAGTCGGAGCTATGTACCAGATCACCCGATTCGGCATCTCCGCCTTCTGACACGCCCGATATAACGCCAATTTCGTCTTGCCAAAACGCTTCCCAGCCTTAATAACGTTAAACCTCGCTCCAGAAGCGTGTATCTTCTTCTGGTTTGCGTGCAAAATGATGTTTAACGCCACATTATCCATAAAATCTTTGGGGTTTCGAGATGTTCGCCCTACTCCCCCAAAAGGAAACCCCGATCAAGAAGCTCCCAAAAACGATGGGCTCAAATTGATCGGGGTTAACCAGATTAACTGCCGCTAGGTCATGGGCAGTCCATCCGGGATTTACGTAATGGTTACTCTAAAACATCGCGCCTCCTGCCTTCACACTCAGTCTTCCTCGTAAAAAGTTCATCCTCTTCCAAAAAATCAACCACCTTGCCTCATCCCCACCTTAATAACCACCCATCACAAACAACATGAACTGATCCACCACTCTCACTCCTCGTCTCCACCCTCTCCCCATACCCAAAATGACATCTGCACCAGTTCCTGAAAATAAACCTCCTGTCCTCCTCCTTCACCTCTCCCCATCCCTTTGCGTAAAATTGATCTGCACATTGTTGTTAAACACCGGCTTCTCCTCCACCAAATACCCCCTCGCCATCCCTATCAACTTGTGAAATAAATACGTCGTGCTGTTCGCCTTCACCCTCCCATCCCGAAAATCTATCGCCTCCCGCTCCCACTTCTCCTTCGTCATCCCCCTCGCATATGCCCCATCCTCCATCCTCCTTATCAAATACTTGCTCACCTTCCCACTATGTAACCACCTGCTAACCGTCCTGTTACTTATCGTCCTCCACTTAAACCTCTCATTCACCATCTTCATAACATTATCGTAATTCCCGCACTCCAACCACATGTCACATACATACCGCTCCCTCATGCTCAAATTTATTGAATCCTTATTGCCATAGTCATATACCACCGGAAACTTGCGGTTTGACATCCCCTCCGTACTACCTGCCACCTTCAACTCGTTCATTCTAATACCATTCTTTCAATTAAACCCTATCCCCGCTCGACTAATTGGCATTGTGGCTTGGCATTACAGCAATCCATTTAATATTAAAATTGAATTTTCGTTTTAATGCTTTTCTGGTGAGTTGGGATAGGGATAAATTCACCCACCCCCCCTCCCGGACTACCCGCCTACCGGTGCGGGGTCTCATTTACATTTCTTTGCATTAAAAAACCATGTTGACTTTTCATATCGTTTTACCCGACTTTACGGTGTCTGATTCTGCATTTCTCACTTCAAAAGTTGGTTGCGACACTTCCAAGTTCCGATAATAATGGTTATGTTACGTGCTCAAATCTCCAAAACCCCTATCAATTAAACCTTTTCACGATCAGGCAACATAACATAATCCATCTTTACATTCGTTTCAAATGCTTACAATTTTCGTATTGATTCCTCATATCGTTTTAAGATTGGCATGACATCTCTCCAGAAAATCTTTTCAGCTATAAATATGCCTTTCGGGCTCGGTCTCCATTCTCCATTCGATGGAAAATTGTACCATTTTCGTATTTCGACGCCCTTTCCTGCGCTAGAACTCTCTTTTCTCGTAACTCTCACCTGAGTTAGCTCTGAAACGTTTACAATAACCTCCTCAAGCGTTTCAAATGACATGTATAATAATTAAGTTAAAGTAACACTTTAACATTAGCCTCTACTCATTCCTATACTATCCCTGCGATCACATCTTTGCCTTTCTTTGCCTATCTTCCCGATCCCATAACCGGCGTGCTCCAGCTCATATTTATCAGTCCATCTTCGTGCTGATCTTTTCCTCACTTTTTTTCTGTTCATTGCAATTCAACTCCTGGCGGCCTTTGCGTGTCCTGTCCTACCGTGAGAACTTAACATGGAAGGCTCGATCCAAGTTGATCCTGGGCTCCATCGGTCCGTAAAGGGATTCACTTTTCTTGTTTGATCTTCTTTGTGTCTGTGCAGTGTCTTTTGGTCTGAGATTATTAAAGTTGGGTATGTTTTTAGGGAGAATTTACTGCGGATTTTTTTCATTATCTTCGGGAGGTTCTGACTGGTCAAAGCTTCTTTCAAGTTTATCACCCCAATCCTTTTTCTCGCGCCTTCTATGCTGTGGATGTGAATGGTCATTTTATCTTTTGATTCATGCAACTACTCTTAAAAATTCTTCTTTTAATGGATCAGCTTCTCCAACTGACTCCTTTCCCTGGGTTATCCAACCGTTCAATACACGCACTACCTCTGCAATGATTGTACTGTACCAACCTTTTTCTGTCAAGCGCCGCCGTGTCTTTTTTTGCGAAAGCAATGAGACCCCTGATAAACGTCCTCATAAATCTTTTTATCGTCCAGTCGATCCCAGCCCGACTGATAGTGGGCGCCGTCTTTTTGCGTCCTCGTCATCTCATAAAGTTTTTTTAGAGCAAAAGCGTTGATAAGTTTTTTGAACTTTTTCTTGCTCAACTTCTTTTTGAAAAAAACTTTTACCCGCGCCACTTACAGTAATTTACAAAACTATGTATTTATTGTCAAGTCAAGTGAAAGAAATAAAAAATAAAACCTTTCAAAAACTTTTTAGACTTCAAATAAACCCTATTGGCGGCTGTTTAATAAATCACTTTTTTTGAGATGGAGGGGATATCTCCGCCGCCACCACTTTCTTCGCCAGAGCCAGCTCCAATTTTATCGCTTCCATTTCCTTCACTAATTTTATTTCCCGCAATCTTGTTTTTTCATGTTTGTGTATTTCTGTTTCATAATCTTCGATGAGTTTATAAATGTACTGCTTCAATTCCTGAACCGTCCATGTTTCTAAATCGCCGTCATCGGTTGCGCTCATATTTTCCCTCCCAGTGCCTCAATCTTCTCATGGGCTGAAGCCAGTTCTTCACGGAGTCGGATGACTTCGGGAACCAAACAATAATCTTCATGTTTTACCCACGCAAAACAATGAATACATTTATAATGTTCTATGAAAAACTCAGGCCATTTCTTCACTATTTCCGGCGTGATTTCATTCATGGTTTTCCTCCTTTACAAAAGTAAACTTCCGCATGGCTTGAACGGATTTTTTTCGCATCGCCTTTTGCTCAGGATTTAATTTATCATCCCATGTTACATATTCAATGTACTCATCCAGAATCAGATTCACATATTTGTGTATAATTTCATCATTCATGGTTTTAAGTTCCCTACCATTTCAGCCCTCTGTTGCCATGTTCCTATTGGCAAATTAAATGCCATGTGAACTTTGTCAATTTGCTCGATCAGAAAATGGCAATTAACGCTCATTTGCTTTAACTGCCTCTCAAGGTCTTTCTTTGTTTCACTCATGGGTTTCCTTCAATGCTTTTATTAGAGCGTCGGCGTAGGCAACAGATCGTCTTGCCACACTTTCAGCCAATTCTCCCGGTATTGTCTGCGACAATAGCCCCTCCATCGCCTTCCCTGCGTAGTATTCACGGAGCGTCTTGTACTGCGCCTGCTTGCTGTTATCGGTCATGGGTGGCCTCCTCTCCTGATTTTTACTCACCTAAATTCTTTTCTATGTGCCTGACTATCGAACGCCAGATTTCTTTTATTGAACTTTTTTTCCATGCTGCATTTTCAATATCAGCCCAATAAATTTTATATACCTCCCTCGCCAGCTTATCAAGCTTGTCGGGGGTCATGCTTTCCTCATAAACTCTGTTAGTTTATCCCAATCCTGTTCCGATGTTTCAGACAACTCATCGTAGATTATCGCCTGTTGCTTGATTCTTGATTCTTCTTTCGTTAGACTATGAAATGTTTTTGAATCCATAATTACATTCAGCAAACTCTATGCTTACTTCCCAAACCTTTTTATTCTTCATGGCTTTATACCATACTCATCATCTATCCAAACACTTATTTTGTATTGGGAAAGATTGCGCATTTCATTGTGATAATAGTATTCCTTTGAATCAAATTTATCCATGAAAATCCAAAAGGAATGACCTCGCTCACATTTGAAGCACCGATCTTCACCGCCCTGGGCTACCATACGCGCTCTTTCAGCCCTCCCATTAAAAGCGCATTGAAGGCACATGAAACCAACCGAATTTTTAACCCAATAATTCCTGTAACTTCTCGCGTCCCTTAATACACCACACCCACTTAATACAAGGCAAAATATGATGAAAATATATTTCATTTCTTCTCCTTTTTATACTTGGCGAGGAACTTCTCACCCAACTCTCCTGCAAGGCCGCCCTCCATTTCAGCTATCTCTGCCAATTCGATAGCGTCCTTCAATAACCCGGCTTTCTCCTTCTCGATCAATTCGGAGATTTCAAACGCAACTTCATTCTGGGACAACCTATTTTTCAAAACTTCAATTATCCATAATCGAACTTTCTCTGCCAACTTCTCTATTTCATTCTTAGTCATGGCTTTGGCCTCCACAGAAATTCTTGATTCGGATTTTCAATTGTCACTTTTCTTTTCGCATTTGCCAGCTTGCATTCCCGTCTTGCCTCGTCCAGCGAATCTCCCGACCACGGCATAACCCCTTTTTCTTTCAGTGGAAAATAATAATTTTTGATTCCGTAAATTCTGAATGGTTCATTTTTAACGTCAAAACTCCATACCCAGTATTTCGCCACTTTTATCTTTCCCTCAGAAATTCCCATCCGCACAATCTTCCTTACACAGTTTCAAAAGAGTCCCTCTGCACATTGCAAACAGACAAGTCCTTTTCTTCGCCACATATCAACTATTCGCTTGCGGTCGTCTATAACGAAAAGTATCTCGTACTTGTCCTTGATATATTTCTCGTATATTTCTTCTTTCAAAATGTCGTCGTTTCGATAGTCTCCTTTCTCTCGCATGAAAAGCAGATCGTATGGGATTTTATTCAAAAACAACCATTTGCAAGTATCTTCTCTGCTTTCGTAAACTCTGCCGGAAACAAAAATTATCTTGCACATATCTGTCATCCCAGAAATTAAAGCCAGACACCAGTAATTTATCTTGTCGTCTTTCACTCCGGCATGAAAAGACTTCCAATCCTTCGGATTCTGTTCTTTTATAAAATGCAATCGATGTTCACAATCTGCAAGCGTTCCGTCTATGTCAACGATTATTGCTCTCTCCATTATCCCTCCCTCAATTTCCAGAGTATCACGATCAACGGCAAATTAAGCCACAACGCAACCACCCACGCCTCATGCCAAAAGACTACCATCGGGAGGTAGGTGAGGAGGGTGAGGGTCATATTTCTTCGATCTTCACAACGGTTCTTTCCATATGGTCCTGAAAAAATTCTATGTCCGCCGGTTGCGGTATAAATTCGGAACTATCGTCCTTGATGATCCCGCTTTTCACCAGACAGTCCAGCAACCACTTCGGCGTGTAGTTGTCCTTGTCCCGGCGCTTTTTGGTCTTGAAACAGAGGTCAATAAAAATCTTGACCTTGCCGTCAAACTTCACTGGATTCAACAAATGCTTACCCACTTGCTCCTGGAACTCGTCGTGGGCTTTCTTACGCTTCCTCCACCCCATTCCGTTGACCTGATTCAGCGACGGATAGGTAAATGGAAAGTCAAAAACAAGCACCTTTTTACGGTAAGAATGAACCGAGAATTTAGCCGGCATCTATAAACTGCCTCTGCTTCTAGTCATTAAAACGTCCAAAACACCTGTTCATTTGTGGCATGTTTGTTGCTATTTGCCACTATGCCAAAAACCCCTATGCACTTGGCGTCATTTGCCAAATTCAATGGGGCAAACCCATGTCCTTTGGCATTTGTAAAACTTCTCATTGGTTTCATTTCGTCCCCCCAACCTTGTACTGCCCATCTAGAAACTCCCGGCACCGCTCCACCGCCTCTCGCTTTTTCATCATTGCATTTCTGGAAAGGAACCACAGATGATATACCGCCGCCGCACCGATACGCGATTCCATGAAACTCTGATACTCGCCATGCTTGTCGTCCTCCCACTTTCTGTGGCATTTTAAGCATAAAGCGATACAATTTTGAGGATCGTATCTTAAAGCAAAAATGTTGCGCCGAACGAAATGCGAACAGGTCAGGTTACTTTTGCGCCCGCACCTCTGACACTCACCATCCCGACTCTTTATAAAATCCGCAAATCGGCGATCGGCTGTTGCCATGCTCCAGGGTTTCATTCTTCACCTCCCTTGCTAGTTTGTTAAATCTGCATTTAAACGCATCTAAATCCAATAATTCACAATTCACAAAGTTTGCCTACCCCTACAATCAAATCAACCTAGTCATTCTTTTGTTGTTGTTGTGTGTGTGTGTATGTATGTGTGTGAAGTGTGAAGTATTGGTATGGTTTAAGACAGTAAAAGTTGTTAAAAAGCGGCCTGTGAATTAAGTTGTGAACTATTGGCCGATATTTCACAAGGTTTACAAGCCGTGAACTATTCATGGTGGCCGTTTAAGGTTATCATTTCTGTCTGTTTATGGCTCCCATCAATGGTCTTTTTCTCTAAAATGACCAATTCCTTTGCTACAAGCGTTACTATGACAGCGTCCATTTCTTTGGAAGATAAGTGGGAAGCCCTCAATACTTCAGATCTTGGCGCTGTCTTACGGTCGTCCAGGTAGGCCAAAACTTTCTTTTCTTGACTTTCAGACTTGGAAAAGCTCAATTCGCTCTGACATAGTTTAATGGTAGTCTCAGTAAGCCATCCTACCAAATAAATGGCATTTTCAAGCGTTTTAAGGCTAATCTGGGAGCCTTTAGTGTTGCAAGTCTCCAAAACCATAGCTAATTTCAAGCAATATATGTTTAATCTGGAAAAAAGTGATCTATATGAATGATTCATATCTTCGTATTTTTTGGCGAAAGTTTTGTAAAAAACATCGTACCTTTCCCTGGCTTCTGAGGTTAGGGTCATCTGGCAATCATCCGCGCCCTGAATTGATCTCAATTCCTGCATGCATTCAGCCCATTTTTTAATGTCAGGGTCAGGGGGAATAGAATCGTCCCTGAGTTTAACTTTGGAGTAAATATATATAAATCTACCCAAAAATCCACCTTCAACATCGCCTCTTTTAATGCTTTCAGTAAACCAATCCGAAGTCGTGGCGGCGATTATGGAACAGCAGGGATCTTTAATCTCAAAAGATTTTGAAATCCTCGCAACTCCCATATCGTTGCAATCGTAAAGCTCTGTAAAAAAAGATTTGGCTGAAGCCATATAATCGCGGTTCATCAATTCCATAAGAGACTTGAACTCATAATAATAGAACGCGCCTGTCGGGGTTTCTTTTAACGTTTCCATGATCTTCTCTTGGGAAAAGTCCGAAGGATAAACTCTCATCGGATCAATGGCTCGAATCATGCCTTGACTGATTGACAATGCCGTTGATTTGCGAAAAAGAGACGAAGGAGCTAAAATGACCATGTAGAAATTAGGATAAATCCTCTGGTGTCCGAATTGAAAGTATCTATGCCTTGCCATAACTATCCCTGCCGTTACTAAAGCCATAAATTCATGAAATTTTACAGGCGCGTCGGTCACATGACTGGCATACTCATAGTAAGAATCTAAAAAATTTACTTTCTCGCCAACCAGTTTGTCAGGTATCGTTTCCAATTTTTCTTCGACCTCCGTGGGTTCGATAAAATCCAGAGTCCTGCCTTGTTCACCTCTCTGACTATATCGCATTTATTCCAGTATGTCTTGTAAAGTCTGTCTGCGTATTCTTCAAGGTTCTCAATGGTATTGAAATTTGAATCACTTTGCAAAGCATTAAATACCCTCTGAGTCTCTCTATCCATCAACTTGCCGAAAGTAATTTGCTCCATGCGTTTCTATACTGCTTAATGGCAAATTCAACTATGGTAAAATCTCCATTTTCCTTGTATATTTGAAATTTATTGTCTATGTTTTCTCCGGCTAACATCAGTTCTTCGGTAAGTTTTGGGATAGTCTTTTTTGCCCTGTCCCAGAAATCATTATTACAACCCATAGCTTCAAATTCATCATGTATTATTTTAATGCTTCCAATAATCTGCCGAGTCTTCAATTTAAGAGATTCCTCTGACAGTTTTTCACCAGACAGCTTTTCACCAGACAGCTTTTCACCAAAGATATTAGGGATGTAACGGCCTATACTATTGGCTATGGATTGAACTTCACCATCCGAAAGCGGAGGATTGCATTTTTGATTATTGACTGTTCGCAAGGAAGGCAGTATTTGTTCCGCAGTCATTCCTTGCCGCCTCATGGCTCCGGCCATAGAAGCAAGTCTGGCGTTTCTTCCACCAGATACTATTTGCTCCTTTTCACATATTGGAGCGAAAATCTTTTGAATCTTGAAAGCGTCCATGATAACTTGTGGCAGTTCAATTATAGGATGATTCATAACCTGTTTCTCCTATTTTAGATCCTGCCCCGACCACATAACCGCCATCTGTCTTAAAGTCTATCCCAGGTAAAAAATTTGTCCTATTTTTCAATCCAGGAGTATGTTTATAATAAAAATGGAATCCACCGCTAGGAGTTTTAACTGTTAATGTCGGCGCTAAAAATAACTTTTTTAATGTTTCCAAACCCTTTGCGCCATTTTTTACATCGACGTCAACAACATCAATTCCAGAAATAGCTCCTGTCGCAATTCCGATGTTAGCGTCAGGCCATTTTGTCCACCATTCTTCTATCTGCCGAATGTCTTTGGAAGCGTCTTTGAGTCCATGAGTAGTAAGTGGTTTCTTTGAGTTTGGTATGAGAGGAAACACAGCCCATCCTTTTTGAGCGTAAGAAATGGCTGTGTCTTTCATTAGTATTTAATTTGAATTAAAAGAGATGTTATTTTTTTCTGCTGTTCGGGAGAAAACTCAGGAAGTCTTTTTACAATGTTTACTCTAGTTTCAAGATCAAGCGATTCATTGTCCTTAATTTTACTTTCTAACAATGATATGGTCATTTCGTTTATGTTCGTCCTGTATTCCATTTCCATTAAAAAATCATTAACAATAACTGAGATGTGATTCAAAAAAGTCCCCCCGAGGGCTTAGGAAGGTATGCGCCTACGGCCACCCTCGAAGGGTTTTCGATTTGTATAAATTTTGAATTAAACCGTAAGCGCATACTAAAATTTAACATTTCACAATTAGTTTGTCAATACCACATTTACCGACGATCAATAACAATTCTCGCCTCTGCCTGAACAGGAAAAACAGGTAGAGTAACTCCCGCCCTGTCCGTTGCAGGAATAGCATTGGCTCCATTTCATTCCTGTCCCATCGCAAGAGAAGCACTTGAAACATCCCGCTATCACCTTCCCACTCAACGCTAACGCCAGTCCGATTGCTATGCCTAGAATTAACTTTTTCATTTTATATATCTCCTTTTAATGTCTTTTTTACCATGACATGACAAACAAAGTATTTGTAAATTTTCCATCGTATTGTGTTTTATTTTTGAATATCTCCCAAATCCATCTATATGGTCTATGGTAATTGACCTGCCCCATATTTTTCTGTGCTCCACATCAGTCATCCCGCAATGAAGGCACTTGTATCCATCCCTTTCTAAAACTAATCCTCTTAAACCTCCAAAACGAAATTTATTGTAATGTTCTATTGATTTTATTTTGTAATAATCCCTATGTGTTAAGTAATATTTTTTTTGAGATAGGCGAAAATATTTTTTGTGAGTTCCCCTGTACTTTTTATTATATTTTTTATGATATTCTTTACCTATATCAGATTTATCCCATTTCATAATTAGTATTATATACCTTTTTCATTTTAATGTCAATATGCTTCCTGATTGAAGTTAAATACCTGTTCCTCCTTTTACGATCCACCTGCTTCACTCTTAAAATCCCTTACCGGCTCCCTGGGACATTCTTGCTTGCACTTGGAACACTTCGATTTATAAGAGTCCCATTGGTCAAGGAATATGATTATGCCGCAACAGGGAGAGAGTCTGGATTCTCTTTGAGTCCAGTCGGTCATATCAACATTCCAGATTCTTGCTCATTTTTTGCAAATTCCAGATTCTTGATAGCTTGATCGTAGTAGGATTTTTTCAATTCAAACCCGATGAAATTCCGTCCGTTTTTAAGAGAAACATAGCCCTCCGACCCAACACCTGCGAACGGAGAAAGAATGGTATCGGTCGGATTCGACCATAGAATAATTCCCCTTTCTATGATCTCTAATTGAAGTGGACAAATATGCCTCTCATCTTTCGTTTCCCTGACATCACGGAATGACTGCAAAGTGTTCGACGGGTTTATGTCCATCCAAACTGGAGAGGCGTATTGTTGCCACAAAGTCACCGGAAAGTTTTCTGGCTTTTTGAAAACCCTGTCCTTATTTTCCCCAGGCTTCCACATGGTAATAAGATAATCGGCTATTCCCTGACGGGAAATGCAGGAGTCTTTTTTCAACTGCTTGTAAAGCAAGCCGATTGACTTCGTTCTATGCATTGCAACCACGGGATCCTTCCAGATACAAACCTCAGACCGATATATGAACCCGTGTTTTTGAAAAGCCAAAATGAGCTTACCCCTGAAATCTTCAATCCCTATCACTCCATGTTTTTCCTTGCTAGTTGGCAGGTTCATGCAATGGAATGAAAGACACCTCCCTGACTTCGTGACCCGGAAAAGCTCAGGAATCAAGTAGTCAAAATGCCTGAAAAATTCCTCTGAACCAGAGCAGTTCCCCATGTCTTTCGGGTTGTCTGAGTATGTGTAGAGCGAGGCAAACGGAGGGCTGAATATCGTATACCCTATGCTTTCCGATTCCAGTTTTTCAGTTTCCTCTACACAATCGCCATTGATAAGTTTGTATTCCATTTCTTCCTCCATACTTCGATCATAGATTTTTTCATTCGCTCCGCTTCCAGATGTTTTCTTTCAATGTTCGCTAAAATCGGCTGCTCGCTAGTTAGTAAAATGCGATGGATGTTTACTGGTTTCTTCTGTCCGAATCTCCAAAACCGTCTAACGGATTGATATAAATCCTCGTAGGAATGAGTCACGTTTACATATATGGCGTTATGGCAATGTTGCCAGTTCAATCCAAATCCGGCGATGGATGTCTTGGTAATCAGAATCCGAATATCCCCATTCGAAAACCCGATCAGTTTCTTTTCCTTTTCTTCGATTGAGTCCGCACCTGAAATCTGGACGGCTCCCAATCCTTTCAGTTTCGACTCCAACAGATCACCCTCACGGTTCAATTCGCACCATACAACAACAGATTGTTTTATCCCACCAACAATATTAACGGCTTTTTGTACCCTGGATTCAACGCTGACCGATTTAACTTTACGCTGTTCTCCCAAAGAGATGGCAGGCATGGAGATTAAATACCCTTCCGTTGGCACGTCTGAGTCCAAAAAATGATCGTTGTAATTCAACTGCGGAAGTTTGAATCCTCCATCTTCAAATCCAATATCTGACGGCTTGCTTATAACAATAGCCCATGTCGCTATCCAATCCCAATAAATGCCTTCAGCGTGGCCTTTCAAACGCCATTTTGAAGTTTCCCCGCCGTCGTGGACAAAGTAATTTGAAAGCATCTCAGTCCGTTTCATAATCCCTAAAAACTCCGAGTGATTCCCGATCTCCATAAAGTCGTTGGGAGACGGAGTCGCTGTACAGGCCAACCGATAGGGAGTATTGGAAAACATCTCAATAATCAGGTTCCTGATCTTGCCGGAGTAGTTTTTGAGGATGGATGACTCGTCAAGAACTACCCCGATAAAGTCTGACGCTGAAAAATGCTCCAACATTTCATAGTTCGTTATGATGATTTTGGAGTCCACTTCTTTCCCCCTGGAATACTTGACCATGATTCCAAACTTTTCCGCTTCATGGACAGTCTGCAGAGATACCGCAAGGGGAGCCACAATTAAAACCTTCTTGCCGGTAGTCTCCACGATCTTCTGCGCCCAGGATAATTGCATGGGAGTCTTTCCAAGTCCACAGTCTGCCCATATCGCAAAACGTTCCTTTTTGAGAGCTTCACCAATTATCAGGCGTTGCCATTCGTAGAGGAAGTTGTGCGGTTGAATATCTAGTCCAACCCCAGAAAACCGCTTGCCTTTATTCTGCAAAAACTCTTGATAGTTCATCCGAACATCACCGCCTGATTTCCATCGAATTTAACCTCAACTTTTTGCACCGTGCTTGCTATGTCGCATGGTGATTTTTCAACTAACCGCCACTCTTTATATGAAGTCCCGTGACGCTTCGTTCCTACCACTTCACCCGCAAGAGCCATTTCTGGGAGCCGTGAACCGATTGCATTTTCACTGTATCCTTGCAATAAAAACTCGTGGATTGCCAACGGCGTAGACGCTCCCTTCAAGCGGTTACGGATAGCTTCTTTGGCTGAGATTTTCACTTATGCACCAATCCGCAAGTACAAGGTATTTTATGGTTTCTATGCCTGAATGACTTTAGGATTATCGTAAAAGTTCATAAAAAATTACTGCGGGCAACCCATTCAGGGGCAAGTTCTTATATGCTCGTATATGATCATACCGTTGTCAATCCATGACCAACTATGTTCAAATTTCTTCATTTTCTTTTTACATTTACAGCAAATCCGAACATTCATTTGATTCTTCTTATCCAAGTCAACCTCTTTGTTCTGCCAAAAATCTTATAAATTGCGATTCGTTAATAACATGCTCAACGCAGAAGTCGTGGATTGCCTTGCCGGATTCTTCAAATTTGCGGACAAGTTCGGATGGGGTCAACGACTTTTCCAATACTGCCGTTCCAAAATATCCTTCTCCGTCCTCATCCTGCTCAGATTATGTTTACCCTTCCGAGCATCCTCTGTCAGTTCAACAACCCTCTTTTTATGTGTGTAAAGTTCGGACAGGACTGTGTCCAATTCATTCCCGGCCTCTATAATCTCCTTGTCCTTCTCCACCAACTCAGACGCTATTTCGTCTGAATTTTTCGGTCTTTCTGTTTCCATATTACGCTCCAAACTCTGCTTCTTCTTTCTTCTTCTGCTCGAAGACATAGAAGGGAGTCATGGGAAACATATTCAATTCCAGAAATGTCTTTCCATCGTCAGTCAGTTTCATGGTTCCGGCTTTCAGCCAGATAACCTTTTCTTTCCCATCCTTCTGGTATACCTTCTTCGTGCATACGTCAAAATACTTCATGCGACCTCCTTTGTCAGTGTGAATTTTTTACGGCAGAACGGGCATTGAATTTGATCTCTCAATACCTGTTCTAATCTCTCGCGTTCCTGCTTCTCGGCCTCAAGTTTTTTCCGCGCTTTCTCTTTCTCCACATGGGCTTTTTCCTCAAGGGCTCGCTTCTCGGCCTCGGACTTGGCTCGTTCAACCGCAAGGTTAGCGGCTTGCTTTT